TAATGTATGAGGATGATGGATACAAGGACATCATCAAGAAGATTGAGAGCGATGCAGTATAGCTTGGATGAGGTGTTCACGCAAGCGAGTAAAGACCACTCGTCCTGCAGGTACGAGACCTCGGAATATGATTCATACCTCTCACATGGAATAAAGATAGTCAGAGACAATCGCACACAACAGGTCACGATAATGGATACAACCATGAGTGAATATTACGAGGAGATAAGCGATGAAGACTATGATTTATTTCGAACTAAGGGTTGGTTGTTTGGTATATATACATTATCTTTAGCAAACTTTAAAGATAGAGTAGACCAATTGACGAGACACATAAAGCATGAGGTAAATCACAGCAAACGTAAGAAGAAACTCTTGGAGTTGAGAGACGAGAGAGAGCAGGTCTTAAAGGCATACTATAAAGTAAATCAATTATTAATTAAATTAAATAAAAATGAGTAAAACAAATTCAATTTACAAGACACTATCGACCATCAATGTTAGAGACAAGGTCGAGAAGAAAGGAGGACTAGACTATCTATCATGGGCAAACGCATGGCATATGCTCAAGCAGAACTATCCTAACGCACAACGTATCATATACGAGCATGACCATACGGGATTCAACTTCTTCACTGATGGGAAGACTGCATGGGTGAAGGTAGGTATAGTCGTTGATGATATAGAGCATATTGATATGCTTCCCGTAATGGACTTCAGAAACAATGCGATATCAGTAGACAAGCTAACATCTACTGACGTAAACAAAACCATTCAGAGAGCAACGACAAAAGCTATTGCAATGCATGGACTAGGGCTATCGCTATGGACCGGAGAGGATGTACCTACGGAGGAGGAACCTGCAAAGAAACCTACGCCAAAGAAAAGCAGTGTAAAGCTTGAGGACATCCCTGCAGATAAGATGGAGGAGATGCTTAAGTACGTAGCACAGAACAAGCACCTTGGCTTCAAGCAGATTGTAGCTAACATAGAGCAGAAGTACAACGTGAATAAGAAACAAGAGAAGCAGATTGCAGACGCACTAAAATCATAAGGTATGAATGAGAATGTAATAGAACTACTGCGTGATGACAAGCAGTATTATGGGGGTATAGGTAAGCAGTACCTCTCCAACTCAGACATCGGTACGCTACTAAAGAACCCCGAGCAGTTCGGGGTATCTCGTCCCGACAACAAGAACTTTGCAGAGGGAAGATACTTTCATCAACTGATTCTTGAGCCGGAGAAAGCTAAGGATGTGGTGTGGGTAGACTCGGCATCTAGAAACACCAAGGCATACAAGGAGTTCATTGAGGAGAATGGTAAGGAGGTAGCACTGCTACGCACTGAGAAGGAAGCCATTGAGTTCTTGGTAGACAAGATGAGAGGCAACCTTGATTTCTTTGAGATAATATATGCAAATGGCAACACCTTTGAGGAACCTGCAACGACAATGTACGAGGGTACTGAATGGAAAGGCAAGGCAGATATCGTACACAAGGACTACGTTGTAGACCTTAAGACCACATCAAACATTGATGACTTCAAGTGGAACGCAAGGAAGTACAACTACGATTCACAAGCGTACATATACCAACTGCTATTTGGTAAGCCGATGATGTTCTTGGTAATAGAGAAGAAGACAGGGCGTATGGGAATGTTTACAGGTAACGAGGACTTCTACACTAGAGGAAAGGAGAAGATGCACCGAGCAATAGAGGTGTACAATAAGTTCTTCGGTGAGGATTCTACGCTAGACATTCAGAACTACTACGTTAAGGAAGAGATATAACACAGATAGCTTACGCATGATGTATCCGATGTATTATGTGTGGGCTTTTAAATCACCATCGGAAATATAAATTTTTATTATGTCACAAGACGAGAAAATTTTTGCAAATGGTTTCTCTTTCAAGAGGAGAGACAATGCCCCTGAGTTTGTAGTGGGCAGACTATCACTAAAGGTTGATGATGCTATGGCGTTTGTCAAGGAACACATGAAGGATGGTTGGATTAACTTCAATGTCAACCAAGCTAGAAGTGGGAACTACTACGTGGAGCTAGACACCTACGAGGCTAAGTCTGAGAAGGCTACGCCTAAGAAAGAAGCTAAGGAAGAAGGGCTACCCTTCTAACCTCAGCCGTTTATTGGTTAACGATTAAGGGGAGTGCTGACATCTCCCCTTTTTCTACCAATCAAGTGTGTCGAATGTCAAAAATATCCCTCTCTATATAGAGTATATATATTCTTTATTATTTATTTTTTATTTATCTCTAGGATAGAAAGAAAAAATTGACATTATTGACACTACTACTGAGAATCAAATAGTTAGAAAAATTAAATCGACATTAAATCGACACAGTTATGACATCAGACATCACAATATTCAAGAACATAATGGAGACAGAGACTCCTTTCTACAGAGGTGTAGATAAAATCCTTGAGAGAATCAAGGATGGCTCATCAAAGGAGCTAGTGAAGAGGATACGTGCAGAGAAGAACAAGTCAGAGAGGAACGACATCAAGAAGAACCTCCCTGCGATATGCTTCAGTGGTACATTCAACAAGAGGAACGACTCATCAATCATTGAGCATAGTGGATTGATATGCTTGGACTTCGATGGATATACCAAGCAGAAAGATTTGCTTCAGGATAAGGAGGCAATCAGTAAGGACAAGTACACATACTCGGTGTTCATCTCCCCATCAGGCAATGGACTAAAGGTATTGGTAAAGATACCTCAGGATGTAGACAACCATGTCAACTACTTCAACTCATTGGAGAAGCATTACAACTCTGAGTATTTCGACAAGACCTGCAAGAACCTGAGCAGGGTATGTTACGAAAGCTACGACCCGTTAATATTTGTTAACAAGAACTCAAGCGTATGGGATACCATAGAGGAGAAGGAGTACAAGGAGTACGTATCACATAGGGATGCACCGACAATACCAATCACCGATGAGAACAAGGTAGTAGATATCCTTGTGAAGTGGTGGACAAAGAAGTACCCGATGATTGAGGGGCAGAGGAATCAGAATGTATATGTATTGGCTATGGCTTTCAATGACTATGGAATCAACAAGAGCCTAGCAGGATACGTACTCAATCAGTTTGAGAATGCAGACTTCACATTGGAGGAGATATCAAGAACGATTGACTCGGCATACAGAAACACTCAGAACTTCGGTACTAAGTATTACGAGGATGAGGAGGCTATCAACAACATCAAGCAGAGTTTGAGGAGGGGTGTATCAAAAAAGGAAGTTCGCCATCAGTTAGAGGAGTCAGACCTAGATGGTGCAACGATAGACTCCGTAATGAATCGAATAGAGGACGATGAATCTAAGAAAGTCTTTTGGTCCAAGAACGACAAGGGAACAATCAAGATAGTACACATACTCTTCAAGGACTTCTTGGAGGACAATGGGTTCTACAAGTATTGTCCGGAGGGTAGCAAGAACTATGTGTTCGTGAAGGTTACTAACAACCTCATCGACCACACCTCAGAGAAAGAGATAAAGGACTTCATACTAAACCACGTAATAGACTTGGATGACATGGCGATATACAACTACTTCGCAGACCAAACAAGATTGTTTCGTGAGGAGTTCTTAACTCTTCTCTCAACGATAGACATATACTTCATTGAGGATACCAAGGACACTGCCTACCTGTACTATAAGAACTGTGCAGTGCGTGTGACCAAGGATGAGATTACTCCGATAGATTACTTGGACCTCGGTGGGTATGTATGGAAGGACCATGTGATAGACAGGGTGTTCAAGATGTGTGATGGTAGTGGTAGTGTGTATCGTAAGTTCATTACAAATATATGTGCAGGTCATGAGTCAAGAGTGAATAGTATGGAGTCAACGATAGGCTTCCTGCTTCACGCACACAAGAACCTATCCTACTGCCCTGCAGTAATCCTCAATGACGAGGTGATATCAGACAACCCTGAGGGTGGTACAGGAAAGGGAATCTTTATGAACGCACTATCAAAGATGAAGAAGGTGGTAACGATTGATGGTAAGTCATTCACATTCGAGAGAAGCTTTGCCTATCAGCTTGTGTCTGCAGACACACAGATACTTGTCTTCGATGATGTCAAGAAACACTTTGACTTCGAGAGGTTGTTCAGTGTGGTAACGGAGGGATTGACGCTTGAGAAGAAGAACAAGGATGCTATCAAGATACCATTCAGTAAGTCACCCAAGATTGCCATAACAACCAACTACGCCATCAAGGGTGCAGGTAATAGCTTCGCAAGGAGGAAGTGGGAGTTGGAACTGCATCAGCATTACAGCAAGAACTTCACTCCATTGGATGAGTTCGGTAAGCTGATGTTTGGAGATTGGAGTGATGACGAGTGGTGTGACTTCGACAACTACATGATAGGATGCCTTCAGATGTACTTGGCTAAGGGACTACGCAAGTCTGCGTTTGTAAACCTCAAGGTACGTCAGTTGTCTGCAGAGACAACGCATGACTTCATCGAATGGTGTGGATTGTTGGATGGTCAGGGAGAGAATAGGAATCTTGTGCCGGGCATGAAGCTGTACAAGCAGGACCTATACTTTGATTTTGTGCAGGAGTATCCTGACTACGGACCCAAGGCAAAGATGACAATATCAAGGACCAAGTTCTACCAATGGCTTGTGGCATACTCTTTGTTTAAGGAGGGACTCCAACCCGAGGAGGGCAGAGATTCAACAGGTCGATGGATAATAATTAAGAAGGCTCCCAAGGTGGACCCACAGTATAAACTAATTAAATAAAATGATATGAGAGTAATAGTACCGGTTCCAAAAGAATGTGCATTAGCTTGTATAATGATGGAGTTATACTTTAACAAAGGAAAGTTAAAGAGAATGAATAAAAATATTTTTAGAAATTTATGCAGTAGCTATATGTTTGGTAATGGTGAGCAATATGTTGATGACCACATGGATGATTATAATGAATATTACGAACAAGCTTTAGAAATAGTAAATAAATATTATAAATAAATAGATATGAAACCACACAGATTAGAGGTAGTTCGATATGAACACAATGGAAAGGACATAGTTATCAAGCAGATAAAAGCCCTCGATGAGCAGGGAAAGTATATAAAGTTTGTGAAGCTTGACAAGGTGATGCCATACCTATCGAAGATGCCTATAACATTTAAAGCAATGAGTCAAAGGGAGGACTCTGAATCTCCTAACAATTAAATCAAATACAATGAAACAATTATTTTTATTTGCATCAATGATGCTATCAGTAACAGCCTACTCTCAGTGGGAGATAGGAAACTATGTCGATGACTTCGGTGTAGAGACAGGAGAAATGTTTGCACACCAAACGGTAATGGGTGTGTTCACAAACTCAGCAACAACAAACTCAAAGTGTGCATACTTTATCGAGCACAACAAGAAGGACAAGAGGTTTGCTATCACAATCTATCCATACGCAAGAAAGTCTAAGGAGACATGGTATGATGACACCTTCCAAGATGTCAAGATAAAGACACCGTTAGGAGAAGTGGTAGTGATTGAGGCTTTCTGCTTTGATGGAATGATATACTTCAGCGACAAGGAGTACGCTCAGTTTATGGAAGCTATATCAGAGAGAGGAGAGTATGCGATAGCTATGACACACACAACAGAGTACAGTAAGTCAAGCTATAGATTCAAGTTCATAAACTAATGAGTGAGCAGTCATACTTAAATTCATACAGACTACTGATGGGTGAGATAACATATGAGGAGCTCTCTTCCAAGGGCTCCTTCATGCTACCTAAGAACCACGAAGACCCGCAGGTAACACTCGACTACTACATAAGTGTAGAGGACTACGAGAAGTGTATAAATATTAGAGATAAAATGAAAAGAGATGAATTGTAAAATAACATTCTGCATATTATGTAGCTGTGGAGACTTCCATCCTGAAGATGGAATCACTATAGATTTACCATTTGTGCCTCAGCTTGATACAGTTATGGTTTTTAGTCCTGAGCAACAGCGTCTTCTTGAGACTAAAGCTTTCGAATCAAAAAATAAAAAAGACTACTTGACAAGATGGGATGATAAAACAGGGGAAGAATGGAGGGACAGAGGTAGAGATGATATAGATTTGGAGGATTATTTTTGGGTGCAATATGTAAGATACCATACAGAAGATGGTAAAGTAAAAGTAGTAGTGGTTCTTAATGACACTTATGAAACTGATTAAAATGAAAAGAGATGATAGAGTTTAGAGATTATCAGAAAGATATTATAGCCAAAGGAACGGAGATGATTCGTTCCAAAGGCTTTCTTTATCTTGCGATGGAGGTAAGAACAGGAAAGACACTGACGAGTTTAGGAATTTGTCAACAGCTCAATGTTGAAAACGTACTATTCCTTACCAAGAAGAAAGCAATATCAAGCATCATGGATGACTATGACAAGCTATGTCCCAATAGCTTCTGTCTATTTGTCATAAACTATGAGTCGATACATAAGATACCAAACATCAGATGGGACGTTATCATATGTGATGAGGCACACTCGATGGGAGCTTTCCCAAAGCCTAGCAAGAGAGCTAAGGATGTAAAGAGCCTCATACAAAGATACGACCCGTATGTCATACTTATGTCAGGGACACCGACACCTGAGTCATACTCACAGATGTACCATCAGGTGTACGGCATACGCACCAACCCATTCAGTAGGTATGGAAACTTCTATAAGTTTGCTAGTGATTGGGTGAATGTAAAGCAGAGGAAGATAAACGGAAACATTATCAATGACTATAGCAGGGGTCTTGATACCATCGTAAAGATGATGTCAGACTACACCATCAACTACTCTCAGAAGCAGGCAGGCTTTGACGTAGACACACGAGAGCACATCCTAAGAGTGAGGATGGATGACAAGACATACGCACTAGCAAAGAGACTTAACAAGGACCTAGTGGTTGAGGGAAAGGATGAGGTGATACTTGCAGACACCTCGGTAAAGCTGATGATGAAGCTTCATCAGATATACTCAGGAACAATAAAGTTTGAGTCGGGAGCTAGCATGATTATTGATATGACTAAAGCGAGCTTCATAAGAGAAAGGTTCAATGGAAAGAAGATAGGAATATTCTACAAGTTCAAAGAAGAACTCAAGGCAATCAAGCAGGCATACGGAGAGGATGTCACTACAGAGCTGAGTGAATTTGAGCAGACAGATAAGTCTATCGCCCTGCAGATTGTCTCAGGTAGGGAGGGTATCTCTCTACGTCAGGCAGACGCTCTTGTCTACTACAACATTGACTTCAGTGCGACAAGCTATTGGCAGAGTCGTGACAGGATGACAACAAGGGACAGACTAGAGAGCGATGTCTATTGGATATTCAGCGAGGGAGGGATAGAGGATGACATATACAAGGCAGTATCAAAGAAGAAAACATATACGGTTAATTACTTTAAAAAGGATTTTGTACATTTGTTAGGTGACGGAACAACAAATCCAATCAAAAAGAATTAAGCAACTTGAATCTGAAGGGTACTACGTTATCAAGCTAGTCAAGACCAATAAGAATGGGATACCTGACCTGATAGCTATACCACCTAACTGCAATGTATTGTTCTCAGAAGTGAAGAGACCCGGTGGAAAGGTCTCTAAGTTACAGGAATACAGATTAAAAGAATTAAAAGATTATGGATTTAAAACAGAAATATTTAAGGGATGATTGGGCAGAGTACGAGATAAACGGCTCCCTTTTCATGGCTCTAGCAGACTTTACAACAGAGCAGACAGAGGAGATACTCCTACAGATGGACACCTATGAGGACCTGCTACCAATCAAGGAGGGACAGACACAGATGGTAGGTGGAATCGTTGAGCATGAGGAGCCACTATTCTTTGAGCTCACATATATCAAGCAGCCCGGACAGATGACGCTATTCTTGGAGATAAACGAGACAGACTGCGACACATATTTAGATTATATATTAGAAAAGAAAACACTTAAATCAAATTACAATGACACCACTAGAAAAAATTATAAAGATAACTAACGCTCACTTCGAGACAGATGTAATGCAGAATACAAAGAAGAGGTGGATTGTAGATGGAAGAGCTGTATGCTACAAGATTCTCCATGACGATGGCTTCTCTCTTATAAAGATAGCTAGGATGTTTGGAAAGAGTCACGCCACAATAATAAATGCCTTAAATAACTTTGAGCATACTATCATGTCGGACACAGACCTGAAGCTGAGGTATGTTAAATGCCGAAGAGACTATCGCAAGGACCCCGACCCTGTGTTCTTGATGAATGAGAACGAGCTAAGAAGCTGTCTTATAAACACAAGAAAAGAGTACGAAGACTTGCTTTTTAATTTTAAAAAATTATATTTGTCTATTCAAAAGACAGAAGCTTACGAACCTCTGTTTAAAATAATAAGAGAGAGAGTGCCTAAGAAAAAGATAGGAGAGTTTAAAACTAAATTAAATACAATAGCAAATGGTATACACAATTGATGACATAGAAAAGATAATTGAGTTCACCTCTTGGAGCAATAAGCAGAAGATGGATGAGCTACTGAGGATTGACTGTGCTATGTATACCTACCTTGGAATAGACTCGACTAAGCAGGATAGAGAGGAGGCAAAGAGGAACTCAAGAAAAATATATAGAAGCATAAAGACCCTAGACCAACAGTTAGGAAGTTCTTTATTGGCTGCCATGGATTCATGAATATAAACACTGCAGATAGAGAGAGACTTGTTCATATCAATTTTGTTATGAATCAGATACACGAGCACTCTAATGCAATATATGAACACCTAGTTGATAAGGAATATGATGAGGTCGCCTCCGAGGTCTCGATGCTTACGGAGGTCTTGAGGACCTTATCAGATTCAATAAACAATGGAAGAGCTTAGGAAGTGCAGGGTATGTGGAGAGGAGAAACCCCTGACAGAGTATAACTCTGCAGGAATAAAGAACGGCAAGCATTATCGCAGAAGAAAATGTCGCAAGTGCTATAGCCATGTGAAAAGAAAATATAGAGACGATAAGCTGAAGTGGTTCAGAGATTATAAGGAGACGCTAGCTTGTGAGGGATGTGGATACTCAAAGGATACCAACAGTAATTTTTCTATTCAGGCGATGCAGTTCCATCACCACAACAATGACAAGCTATTTAATGTTAGTGAGGGGGTATACTTTGGCTACTCAAAAGAAAAGATAATAGATGAAATAAACAAATGCATGGTGCTATGTTCACGATGCCATGCTGAAAAACACACGAAATGAAATGTCCAAACTGTAATGAAAATTTAATTTGGGGTGGGGACCACTCCTACGAAGACTATGGTATTGATGAACAAGAAGGTATCGTATCCAACTCAAGCTGTCCTAACGATGACTGTACGGTAGATACTGTGATAGTATATACTAGGATTGAATGAGGTTAGAGTCTGAAGAAGATTTAAGGAGAGAGCGTAAAGCTATAGAGACTTTCGTTAAGGTCTTCAAGGGTTCATATAAAAAGCTTGGACCCGATGACATCGACTACAGAGTATTTGACAAAGATGATAAACTCGTATCATATGTAGAGGTGAAGGGTCGCTTGAGAACAATCTCTCAGGCGTACCCGTTGCCCGTTGCCTTGCAAAAAATTGTTAAACTTTCAGCCAAGAGATTAAACCCTGTGATGATATGGGCTTGTGAGGATGGGATAATCTATGGAAAGATTCACGAGCTGTATGGAACACTGCGTTGGGGCGGCATACCAAAGAGAGATGGTAGCTACAATGACAATGAGCTGATGGCATACTACGAGCCACAGAAAAAACTAAAGTACATCAAGTACGTTTAGTCTTCCTACGATTCCTCATCTTAGATTTCTTTTTCTTCTTCACCTTCTCAGGAAGCTTCTTCTGATTCGGATACCTCTCCCACTCCTGTGCTAACTCAGGTAGGAATGCGTGCATATATCTTCTTTGTGCTTTACTTCTAAACGGCATGACTATTTATTTCTTCTTTTACGTTTCTTTTTACGAAGAGCAAAAGCTTTCTTTTTCTTTTCTTGTTCAGCTTTAGATTCGCTTTCTCCCTTACTATCTTTAGCTCTAAGACCCTTGTATATATCTTCATTCAGATATTTTCTAAGGTCTCTATAGAAAGGAACCAATCCTGTCAGACCTCCAATCTCAAGAGGTATTCTTTGATATTTTTCCCTTCGTTGTCTTTCCTTAGCCTCATCTTCTTCCTTTGGCTTAGCAAAGAAATACTTATCAATACCAAATGTTATTGACTTTACTAGGGGGGAGTATGGTCCAATAAGATTAGGAACAACGTCTTGAATGAAGCTCGTTTCTTTCCAAGGTTTTTCAGGTGGTATAATATTATATTGAACTTGATTCTTGAACGGGTCGTACTCCCCTTCTCTAATACCAAAGTCCTCACCAAAGTCTTTGTTTGCCTTTTCTATAAACATATTTTGAATCATTTTTACTATAGCACCAAAGTCTCTTCCTATCATTATATTTGTTGCAGTAGACAATAGTGCTCGGTAAACTCTTGTATATGTGCTTTCCTCTTCTTCCTCTTCGTCATCGCCAAACATAAGTGAGTTTAATATAGGTATCATTACTGTATACATTGTCATCCTTGCTGATACGGCAAGCATAAGTAAAAGACCTTTACCCGGAGATATGTCCCCTCTACCTATAGATGCATACATTCCCTTTCTAAATGCATTGTATTCAAACAATAAGAATCTCTGCATAAAACTGTTAATCGTTTTAATTATAGAAGCTTTATCAGAAGCTCTCTTCTTATTCTTTAATATACCCTGTAATGGATTATCTGTTGCTCCAATTAAAACTGAATTTGCGTCAGCCTTTTTCTTTGCTTGATTGATAGCTTTCTCAAATTTCTCCATGTATTCAGCATCATTCTCTGCAATCTTATCGAAGTTAACCTCCTGCCCTGTAATCTTTTTAAACTCAGTTGCAAATGAACCAAACCACATTGGTCTTGTAACTAGCTTATCAGGGGTAGTAATCATAAAGTCAGCTATAAACTCAACGCCCCTAGGATATTTTTTAAGATATGAAAGACCTTGGTTCAATCTATTCACTACAGGATTCTTTGCTGCGTCAGCGGCTAATCCCATCTTCTTTTCTATCATAGATGTCTCTACAAACCTACCGGATAATCCCTCACCATATACCCTTGCAGTCTCCTTACTCCTTACGTTATTCATTACCTCAATCCCTCTCTCACTAAAAGCAACCTTCATATTTTTAGGTTTACTTCCTTCAGTAAATTCAACAGGATTGGTTAATGCAAATGCATAGTTAGAAAGTAACTCTCCAAAAACTCTTGGTATACTTGCAAGCATAGACCTGTATCCCTGCTTAGCTGCATACTGAAATATCTGCTCACTAATACTACTGCTTGTAAATGTATTCTCAAGTACATCAGATATAGCCTGATTGTATGCATCTCTTACAGCTAAGAATATTTGCCTCTGTTGTCCTTCATCCTCAAGCTGTTCTTCCATCTTGTTTAGCGTTCTGTTTGCTGTCCTGAATGCAGAGGTTAAATGGTAGTCCATTAATGTCATCTTTGCTCCTCGCCTTACAGATGCAGTGATATCAAAGTTTATAGCTTTAGCACCTTTAGTTCTTTCAATAAGGTTCTTAGCTTTTGTTGATGGTTTGATATTCTCCATATAGCTTTCACTAAGAGCACGAGAATCATCCACTGCCACACCATCTGTATTTAAAACAGACTGATGTATGTAGTCATTTAGAGGCTCTATTGATTCACCTCTAATAACTGAGGCTGTATATGTAGCCTTATCTGTAAGCTTTGAATTTATATCTTGAACAACCTTTATCATATTTAGCTCAGCATAAACAAAGCTATCATCTAGCTTCTTTAAATCTATCTCACCATCTGTAGAATAATCTTTTAATATTTTCTCAAGTATCTTTGCCTCATAGTTTTGGTTGCTGTCTCTAAGTTTTTTGATAGTCTCTTTGATAACAGCAGCCGCAGGATTTACCTGAGGATTGTTTGGATTAGATTCAAACTCCTGCTGAACCATGTAAGCCATCTGCTTGTATTTAGACTCCAATATTTTATTGCCATTGTATTCAAACTTCTTTTGAAGCATTATCTCTGCTTCATCGATTCTTTTATACACCTTATTTAGCTCAGTGTTAAAAGTCGCAACGGCTTCTGCAGACTCTTCAAGCACAGAATTAAATACTCTCTTGCTTGAGAAGTCTCCAAGAACCATATCTATATTTACAAGAGGATTTCTTTCTATGAGCTTATAGAATTTATTAGCATCTGAACCACTTCTATATAGTGTTTTAATTTTTGCTATCTGTGTACTAACAGCAAGAGGCTTAGCATCTCTTATACCTTCGGCTCCCATCTTAGACCTGTTGATTGATTCTAAGTTCTCTGATGCTAACAGAACATAATGAGTGACATACCCATTGTTTATATTATCAATAGCCTTCTCAATATTCTTAAGCTGTGCGTTGTTCAAGTCATTGACGGCATCAGTCTTTATGAGTCTTGCAAAATCTTTCACTAAAGCTTTCTCAATTGCTAGCTCTATTCTTTGAACATCGACAGGAGATTTTTTGATATTCTCTATTAGATTCTTTTTCTCTTCCTCCATCTCCTTCTGCTTATCTTCCTCAGTCTTGCCCTCAGCTTTCTCTATAGGCATAATATCTGACTTGAACTTCCTCATCAGCTTAGCCTCGCCTTCTGTTATGACTTTATCTTTTACCATCTGAGCAACTGTCTCAGAGAAACTAACCGTTCCTGTCTTGGTAAACTTTTTATCATCAAAAGCCTCAAACCTTTCTGTAAGCTCACCTAACTTTGAGTTTTGATTCTCTAGCTCAGTAAATATTTTTGCTATCGTTTCCTTTACCTCAACAGAATCTTTCAATTTAAGAACCGTCTTTCTTTCCCCGAATGATGTGACGAGGTCAGAGTATTCCTCAAGGACAGAGTCAGGAATAATAGTAGGGCTTATGTTTAACAATCTCCTTAACTCATAAGCCAACCCATCTGCCCCTCTACCAATCTTGCTATTGATGTTTGTCTTTGCATCAGTGATGCTTTTGTTTAGGCTTGTCATCTTTGCTGCATAATCAACATCTGAGAACACCTTCTGCATATAGTCAACGAATGAATCAATAGACTTCTCGCTTGATAGGTTTACATTAGCGAATCTATTTGTTACTGCAAGAAGCTGTGCCTGAGATAGCTTGCCTTTGGATTTTCTTTGTATAGCTTTAAGTCTAATCTTGATTTCATCCTTAATTTTCTTCTGTGCTATCTTGTCAGCTCTAGTTATAGACCTATCAAACTTCAGTATATCTTTAATAAGCTGTGCATCCTTCTCTTTGATGTCAGTTATGTCCTCAACATTATTAAATAATCTTTTTACTGCATCCTTCAGGTCACCTCTGTTGGCTCTCTTAAGTGCACTGATAGCCTGCTTACGGGTTAGCTTCTTTTCGCTCATCAGATAATCAATGATTACCGCATCACGAATTGGTTCTTCAGCAGCCCTAGCTTTCTTTATAATATTCTGAGCAGACATAGATGGTTTTATATTAGCCTTCTGCATCCTAGCCTTTACAGACTCAGCCGCCTCCTCAGGTTTGAACTTGGCATCGACTGCCTCCCCTGAGAATAGTTCGGCAAGACCAATGTCAACAAAGTCCTCAAGGGTTATGTCTTTGATGTCCTTAGCTTTGATGTCGGCAAACCTAGTGAGCTTCTCCTTGATGTATTTAAAGAAGGCATTGAACCACTCAACAAACTTAGCACGTTTAGCTGCATTCGCTATCGTTTCACCCTTCGTTCCCATGAGCTCAACCAACGCCTCCTCACGAGCTAATGCATTGTCTCCATACTTTTTGATAGCACTCTCTAAGGCTTTTGTTCCTTCAACCAATTCAAGTCCTCTATCTAGTAGCTTACTACCTTTAGAGCCTGACTCTTCTGAGCGTAGGTAATCAATCCATATGTGACCGAACTCGTGAATCGGTGTAGATAAAGATTTCCTAGATGGATTTAAAAATATCTTTCCATCTTTCGTGAGACCAAGGATAGTATTCCCGTTGGCTTCTGCAGTTCTGATTCCTTCCTGCTTGAGCACCTCATCAAACTCCTGCTGAGATTGTGACACGCTTACGGAAGGGAATGCGAACCTCATTTGTGCAGATACCATATCTATATCTGACATCTCTTTAGTGAGTCGAGAACCCCTAAAAGCTTTATCACCAAAGACCTGACCATATACATCAGCTAAGACTTGAGCATCTGTTTTCATTTTCCCTGTACTTGGTTTCACTTCAAACATCTTAAATGCTTTAGTTCTCCACTCAGGAAATATTTGTAAAACATTTGTAGGGTTTTTAATCAACGCAATCAATCTACCCTTAGGACCGAAGCCATAGTTATTGTGTTTAGCTTTTGTTACACCACCATTCTTACTGACATCGACACCCATGATAGCTACCGCATCGCCTCGCTCTCCCTCTACCATTGATGTCTCACCGATTTTAGAAAGGATATGGTCTATTAAAAATATCTCTCCGTTATAATCTGTAGCATTCATTATTGCTTTTGCTACAGGCTTAGATGCTTTTTTTACACCTACAGGGGAAGCAATCATATCAAGAACATAACTCTTCGTGGTCAGTGGGAAAGTATCCTCATTCCCTTTAGCTCTTTTCTTTGCGTCTTCAACAATCAAATCAAATAGAGTTCCTAAATCTTTTATCTTATTTTTCTTTATAAAGGCTTCTATTAGTGCAGGCTCAACTGATTTGGTTTTTTTCTTTGATTCTAGTTGATTTAAAAAAGTATCAAAAGCTATCTTCTGAACTTTCTTAGGAAAAGACTTTAACTTGGGAGCCATAAATCTAAACATGGCTTCATTAGAATTTATAGCCGCATTATCCATTCTTACAACTACCATAGGTACATGGTTCTTTGGTAGCTTACCTTCCTTCCATAACCTATCAAATAGTTCTTTGTTGGCACGATACATTGCTTTCGCTTCTTCAAACTGAGTATTAGCACCATCCTTATTCACCCCTGCCCATGCCAATGTTTTGTTTGGTCCGAGTACATTATATAGTAAGCCTCCACCAACTTCCATGTCATTACCCATTGAGTCTTTCACTGTACCTGCCGCCAATACATCTGACATAGCTACGACCATAGGTATACCATTAAACTCCTCGATGTTCTTTAACATATCAGCTACAGACTTGAAGCCTAGCTTCTTGGCTTGTGCGTCTGTGATTTTCTTTAGGGATTTGCTTAATGCTATTGGGTCAACCTCTATCTGCTTTTCTCCTACAGGAATCTTGAAGTTCGCTTCTGCAGAGCCGAGACCTTTCATTACTTCAACGATAGCATCTTCAGTAATAAACCCTTCCTCAGTCTCTACCTTCGCATCGTCACTCAATCTAAATCTAGTACGCTTACCTTCCTTAAGCTCAGTGATGATGTTGTTATACTTCTTCTCAGCCTGTCGTATCTCATCTCTTATCTCCTCCTTCTGCTCAAATCCTTTTGCTTTAGATAACTTATTGGCTTTCTCAGCCACAATCCTATCCCTTAACCTTTCAGCTCTATCAATCTCTTTCTGTACCTCTTCAGATACCTGAGGTTCTTCCTTGACGGGTGCTTTCTTCTTAGTGGTTTTCTTAGGAGCCTTCTTAACAGGTGCTTCTTGAACTACAGGCTTCTTCCTTCTTCTCTTTCTTTTAGGAGCTTCCTTAACAGGAGCTTTCTCAACTACCTGTTCCTGTGTCTTTATATTTTTAGTTTGATTTTCTGAAAGTATTTGAGCTTTAACCGGCTTACCATCTCTTATAGCTTTCTCAAGTCTGTGGTGACCGTCTATCAAAAGTAAACCTTTATTAGTTGTTGCAATTATAACAGGCTTAGATAAGTCTGCGTTTTCAATACCCCTTTCTGTTTTAGTTACTAATGGTTGTCTCATTTTAGGAAGAGTCCCCACCGGAATATCAACAACATTAACATTATCCTGTTCAGCTAATTTTGTAGCAGCATCAATATCATACACATCTCTTCCGAAAATGAACAATTCACCATCTGCCTTTTGTTTTTTTGGTTTTATCCCTAAAGATTGGTTTATCATATCTTCAAAAGAAATAGTAGAACTAACAGGAAACATTTCATCTTCTATTTCTATCTGCTCTGATTCAGGCTGCTCTTTTGCACCTATACTTCTTTCAAGCTCTTCATCATTTATTATTTCATCTAACGCATCTCTTTCTTCTTTACTTAATTTAAGATATTTTTCTCTTTGTTCTTTATTTAATAAGCTTGGAGCCTCAACTGCCTGCTCTTTTGCCGCAGGCTCACCCAATACCTCACGCATCTTAGCACGCTCCTCCTCAGTGACAGGAGCCTCCTCTGTAGTCTCCTCAACAGCAGGAGCTTCAACAGGTTTTTCTTCTTTGATAGGAGCTTTCTTTACAGGCTTCTTCTTCTTAACCTCCTGCTCTACTGCCTGCTCTGCTACCTCCTTTATCTTTACACCATTTCTATGCTGCTCGAATGTTCCTTTATATCCATCCTTCTTAGCCTGCTCATATGCTGCCTTGTCCTCAGTAAGCTTAGTCTCACCACTAGCTAGCGTCTCTTGAATCCTCTCCTCAGCTACCTTTATCTTTCTCTGCTCCTCTCTTGTCAATGATTTATCGACACCATCAATCTTCTCCTCTAGCTGCTTCTTCTCCATAAGAAGAGACAGAAGCTTCTTCTTAGTATTGGTATCATACTGACCTGCAACTTTCTTTACCTCTCTCATCTGACCAACGGTACGTGTATATGTATTCCACATATCGTCCCCTTGCTCCTTTGTTATCTTACCACTAGCAATGTCGTTGTTTATCTGAGCTCTTTGAGCATTTGCTATAGTAGGACTTTCCATACCCGCTTCATAAAACATAAAGGTGAAGTCATCTATCTCCTCAACCTTGTTTCCCTTTACAGCATTTGCGATAGTGCTTGGAGCTTTCATTGTAAGACCTCCAAAGAATCCTGCCATACCTGACTCAATAATCTGAGACAACGCTGCTTTTGAGAAGTAGTTAACATCTCCCTTCTCATCCTTAAAGAATCTTACATCTTGGTCCCAAAAATTATTCTTCATCTTTAGGTCCATATACTCCTTGCCATATATATCTAAAGCCTCCTGCATTGCTTCTGTCTCCAACTCACCAAGACCTGTCGTTACATATTTGCGAACCTCTCTTTGGAAATAGTTTTTACCTAAGTCGTCAGATATTTCATTAAGTGTCTTTGATGTCGGTCCTTTTCCCGCTAGCTTTGCAGCTGTCTTGCCTAGGAAAGATGAGTTCCTCATTACGTTTCTAACACCATAGTTCTCAAGAAGACCAATTGTAAAAGCCATAGGAGCTATAAACTTTAGCTTATCATTCTCTGACATATAGTCAAAGTCAGGGTTGTTATCCATCTGCTCTCTCAAGTTCTGAGCACTCAAGAAAGAGAAACCAAGAGGAGCTAATGCTCTCCCTCCCGGTATCAGAGATAATAGCATGGCGGGTGATGACTCTAGTGCTCCATAGAATCCTATAGACGCAACACCTAGAGACTCCCTAAAAGCCTGCATAGCTTCAGGGGTAAGGTCTGCCCAACTACCGTAAGAATCAACCCAATCTTTTTTTATAGAGGATTGTTTCTTAAGGTCGTTCATTTCTTCATCAGTGATATACTCCTCATCAGTCTCATCATAGAACATATTATTTATGTTCCTAATAATATTTCCTGCAAACTCCTCAGTACCTCCCTCTATGACAGCCCCTGCTCCACTAACTATAGCAGAAACTATAGAGTCCCCAAGCTCTCCAATCTCTGCTTGAATAGCAGCCTTTCTACCTACATCTCTTGTTAACTGCTCGTCTTTTATTTTCAGTCTAATATCCTCATTCAGAAGCTTCTCTCCATACTTGTTTAACAATATTTTTTCGTTTTCTAAAACATTTGTTAATTTATTATAATCCCTTTCTGCCTCTTCACTTTTCCATGTCTGAGTCTTTTTATCAAACGACTGCTCAGCTAATGCTAATGCCTGCTTCTCTGCTTCAAGGAAGGCATCCTCCTTTTCTTTAAATAAATCTACAAGATATATATGCCTTCTATTTTCTTCATTTAATACCTCTGTGTCTGTTTGAATCTGTGCGTCAAGATTATCTGAAAAAAACTCCTTGTATACAGGATTAATTGGCTTATCTTTCTTAAGTCTTCTGTTCTCAAAGCTAGCATCATCTATCTCCTTCTCTAATGCACTCTTCTTTTTATTTAAGAACTGAAGTCTGTCTGCTCTCTCTTGATTCTTAACAGTGACCTCGACATTACCTCTCCACTCCTTATAGCTTTCAGGAAGCTTCTCTGCCTCTGCAATCTTTTTATTGGTATCCTCAAGCTGAGCGTTTAAATTATTAATCTCTTTGTCGCTCTCGTATATAAGCTGACTCTGCCCCGCAACTACTCGCTCTCTATCTAGGTCTAAAGCTCTACGTTCAGAGGATGTAAGCTTATTAATTATGTCGGCATTTTGTTGAGGAGATACATCAATATCAAGAAGACTAAGCTCCTTACCATATATATCTCTTGGTATATTACCCCCCGTAAGCTCCTTAGCATACTGTCTCTTTAAGAAAGCCTTCAACCTTACCGACTCATTGAAGTCTGTATCATCAAAGAAGTTATTTAAACTAAACTCCTGACGCTGACCGTTTGGTGCAGTAACAATTATCCTGTCGGTAAATGTTCCTGTCTTGTCTACCTTAAAACCAAAGGGAGAGAGCTCATCGCTAAGCATCATAGACACAGCCTCCTCTTCCTTTTCTATCAATTCTTGGTTTACAAGCTTATTTATTTTGTTATTAAATATTTCTCCTGCATTAAAGTTTTCAGGGTTATAGTACCTACCATCTGCCGCTCTCACATAATCTGCTTTATCTTTTAGGTAGTCCTTGTATGTCTCAACCTCAGCATCATACATCATAGCATATAACTCCTTATCTCTGTTATAAGCCTCCATATCAAAAGGAACCACAGGTTTCATTCTACCACTAACAATATCTGCTGCCCTTGGTATAGACTCTACATTGCCCGGAAGGTATCCTTTCTGCTGACTAGCTTTAAGTGGTGTTGATGATGCGTTTACAAGGGGATTGTAAGAATCATATTCTACTTTTTCATTCTCAGTAAACCTTTTTACTTTAGATACACGCTTGCCTTCGGCTTCATCCTTCTGTTTTTGTTCTTTTGTTTTGGAAGGTATTGGAGCAGTAATTGATGGTAATACATATCCCTTAGATTCTCCTACAGATATGGTTGGTATACCTTTTTTCATAGGGCTTGATAGGTACTCTTGGTATCTATCTATGTTCTTCCTTCTCTTATCTCCGTCAGGGTGAAGTAGGTCTATATACTCTCCATCAATCTCAACATATCTCTGTCCTCCCTGTCTCTGAGCTGTTGACAGGGTCTGAGTTAGCTCCTCTGTAGTTGTTGGTACATCCTCCTCTGCAACCAATGGTCTAGTGGCAGCATCCTGCATGATAGGTGAGCTGACCATCTGAGAGTAGTCAAGAAAGTCAGTAGTCTTTTGCTGCTCCGATAAACCATCTGCCGATACAGATTCCGTAACGTCTTTTTTTTTTAAAGGTTGTTCATCAACTTGCGTTGGGATATCTGCTGATTGTGAAGATACAAGATTGCTCCAATCATTAAAAGGTCTTCTTTCAGGAAAAGTAGAATCAACAGAAGAAACCCAATTATGAAAATCTTCTCTATACTGTGAATTAGATTCAAGTTTATTTTTCCAAGAGTCAAACGTATACCTTTGTGTAAAAGTGGGGTCTTGATTTGTTGTCCATTCCCACAAGTCTTGAATATATTTTTCGTCCATATTATTTTTTTTATGGGGCTTGATTTGCTCCTTCACCTATTGTTATTCCTTGCTTTTGAAGTGCAGGAATAGCGTTCTCTATTAACATCTCATCATTAAGTATCACACCCTTCAATGCCTGCATGACAGCAGTGGTGTTTGCAGGTATACCTGACTGCAGCTCAACTCCATCTTGAAGAATTGAATATTTACCCCCTGATGCTTTAAGCTGTAAACCTACCTCTCTAGCTAGGTTTTTATCGCTTCCTTTTCCTTCATCAAGCATCTGACTTAGAAGGTCATCCAACCCTTTTCTAACCATATCTTTAGGACTTACTGCTACAGCTATCGGTGCATCAAAAGTTTCTGTCGAGTTATTAAAGGATTTTCCTTTTTTAATGTTAGCTCCTTTAACAGCATCACTAAAGTTTATACCAAACTCTGTAGATATTCCTTCAATAAATTCTGTAACTGTTTTAAGGGGAGCATCTACTCCACCGGCACCTGCTTTAAAACTAAAAGGAATTGTTCCTCCCTCAGTTATAACAGTCACCCCTGTTGGAGTTCTTTGTATGTCTTTAATAGGACCATGAGTTGTACCTAATCCTCTCAAGTTCTCAAGAGCGGTATCTATCTCCTCGTCTGTACCGTAATATAGGTCTGCTAAAAGATTTAAGCTATTCCTATCACTCTTTCTTTTAGATGAAGCAGCCCTGCTCGCTTGTGATAATTGCTGAGGAGCTCTGCCTGCAGAAATCTCAATCTTTTTGTTTAATGATGCCATAACTGAATTTCCTACCTGCTCCATCATATAATCTAAAAGCTCCTGTGCTCCTTCAGCATCTTCATCCATAACATCTGTACCACCTTCAGGCTGTGAAGGATTTGGTTTTAATAGTATGGTATGAGCATTTGCTTCCTCAGGATTCCTAGTAAAATCTATTGTAGTCAATGTTCCCTCCTTATCAAAGTTACCATTCTCATCTACAGGAATTTGAGTTATATAATCTTTAAGTGCACTTATCGTATGTATTGGATTTGTTCTAAAGTCAGCTCGAATCTTTTGTTCTAATGCTTCTTTAAATTTTACACCATCCTCTCCTAGCTGTGTAATATCTGAAACTTTTGTGTATGCTCCTCTAGCTCCCTTCTCAGTAATAACCTGATAGTCTTTAGCAAAGCTATTAGCGATGTTCGCTATAGCTCCCTGTGAGTCGTACTTATCAATCTGAGCACTCAGAGCAAAATTTAAGTCTACCAATGACCTAAAGTCATTAGGGTTATCGCTCATCTTAGATGTATATGGATTGGTATTAGGGTCGTAAGGTTTACTTGGGTCCCTTAATACTCTCTTGCCCGCACTAACCTTTCCGTCAGTAGGATTGATATATAAAGATGTGTTAGTTAAATTACCAAATCCCTCAACCTCTCCAAGCAGGAATGTTTCATATCCTGATGATACTCCATCATTTAATCTTTGCTGATACTCACTATACTTGTCATTGTACTTCTTAATTATATCAAAGGCATCATTAGCTCCCTGCTTTAGATTCTCTCTACCTATTAGATAGTCCTTTAATGAAAGCTTTCCCGCCTTAAGATTCCTTAGCTGCATAAGCTGATACTGCTGAGCATTACTTGCAAACTCTTGAGAATATTCATTTAACCCTCTATGGTCTCCTTGAGGTGCGTTTGACAATACCTCTCCAAATTCATTAGAGGCTTTATCGATATCAGCCTTCATCTTGTCACGATTCTGCTGCTCCTTGAGCAGAGTATCTGACATTGTCTTACCTATCGCTCCCCAATCGACATAGTCCTCTGCACTTCGCTCTGCGTATTTATAGTATGTAGCCATGTGTTAATAGTTTCTTTGAGTCATGCCTCCTAACTGTGCATATTCTAATAAAGCATTCATTTGATTTGTACTAAGACCTTCAGGGGTTGTTCCACCTTGAAGAGCTGAAAAAGCAAGTTGAGGGTCAAAACCTCCTATAGATGTTCCTCCCGCAGTCGCTGATTTAGTTCCTCCTTGACTACCCGCTGCTCCTGACTTATCCTTTCCATATAGCTCAAACATAGCTTCTCCCGTTTTAGGATTTACTGATGCCATCTGCTGACCGATGCTTGTCAATGCACCAAAACCTGAGGTGATAGCTGCAGCCTTAGCCGACTGTGCGTCAGCCGCTGCCTTCTGTGCCCCCTCAGCTTCTTGTAATGAAAGACTTGCCAACTGCTGTGATGCTCGTGCCTCATCCTGAGCCTTCAACTGCTCAATCGCTTCAAGCTGCTGTATCTGTTGGTCTCGAACCTTAGCCTGTGCCTCGTCTCCTGCCATAGCAATAGCACCTACACGACCCATACCTGCGGCTCCCATCTCGGCTGCCGCCTGTGTTGCCTGTGCCGCCTGAGATGCAAACATCTCACGCTGACGTTCATATGGTGTGTCGCTAACTGTTAGTGCCTCATAAGGTTTTAGTTGAATCTGTTTCTTTGCTTCAGCAACAGCCTTCTGTGCCGCTGCATTTGCTTTATCAATTTCTTTCTGTCTCTGACCTGCTTGGATAAATGAGCCGACTCCTGATAGAGCCTGTACCCCTAAGCCAATTGCTGCTAATGTTAGTCCCATGTGTATATTCTTTGATTACACACAAAGATAGTAAATTTAAGGGAAAGATTTCATCACCTCACTCTCTACTGCAAATAACTCAGTAGCTTCAGTGCTATCGTTTGTGAGAACGAACTCACAGTAGTGACCTAATATACCATGTGACTCAGCAATCTGATTCTTTACAAACATAAAATAATCAGCAGCTCCCGGAGGAATATTTCCTGCCGTAGTATCCACGACAATCTGATTAACATTATTTGGCAAATCAATATTTACTGCTGTCACTGTACCACATATCGTTGGTGTTGAGCTAGGTGCTACAGGAGATGCAATAAAGTATAAGGTGTCACCGATACTTAGTATGCTGCCTATAGATGTTGTAAGTGGGAAGTTTATCTCCACTGCAGCAGGAGCTGCAGAGTTAACACTGTTACTTACTGCGATACCATTCAATGAACGTAGCACATACTCCTCACTCGCTGCGGGTGTAGTGCCTGAGTTTCTCATAAAAGCAAACCACGCCCCCTCCTTTTTCTCAAACCACGAGGCATCAATAGTCCCTGTGGTCTGAACGTCAGAGGTAAATGTTCCACTCCATGCCTTATCAGACTCAAGGTTAATGGTCTTAAACAGCTTGTTCTCAAGAGGCTCCTCATTGAATATACTTGTTATCTGAGAGCTGTACTGCACACCATAGAAGTTGTTCCTTGTGTCATTGGTATTATGCCTCCATATGTTACCACCCTTAAATGTATATAGATAGTTATTCATTCCTATCATCATCTCAGGTATGTATGAATAGAATGAAGGGAACCCTTGTGATGATTCGCTATATGTTAGTGTGTATTCTCCTGTTAGTGCTGCCATATCTTAACTAAAGTAATCGTAAATAATATACATATATTGGTCTGTAGAAGATGGTATCGTAACATCTCCCTGAACAGTTCCCAAAGAAGGAGATGATACTGTTAATACCTGTAGATTAGGGTCTGCAATAAGTGAATTATATCCTGCAGCTGTCCCCGGATATAGAGTATTACTTCTACAGAACATCAATCTATTAGGAGTTGGTGCTGTAAAATCAAAGTCGTAGGTATCACCTTTCTTTTTAATACTTCTAATAGTTAGCGTATCTCCATCGTTAGGGATAATACTTCCACCTTGTGGGGCTACTATAGTTGTATAGTCAGCAATCTCAGGAGTAAGTAAGTTCCTATCTCCTGAAGGGAATATAACCTGCTTGCTTTTTAATGCCGATGTAAATGAGCCATCAGTCCATTGGTACTCATTATGTATTGTCTTTGCTGCTTGATTATCCTTTGATACACAAACCTCTATCAGCGTTATCTCCTGTGCTTGAGGACACCCTACCGTTATATCGAGAACAACAACCTGCTTTCCTCCCGGAGGTGATGATGCAGGTGTCAATGTAATTACCACATTGTCATCTGATACCGAGTCCTTAGCAAATGCCAACGTCCCTGCACCTGTAGTGCCTGTATTTACAGATGTTCCTGTGTAGTCCTCAGCGATTGTGATTGAGCCGGGGTCTGAGAATGATATGATGTCATAGTCAATATCACAAACACCAACCGTATTACCCACATTCACCGTAAAGCTTACAGGTGTCGCCGCTGATACTGTAAGTCTTCTCTTTACACCACAGTTTAATACGACCTCCTCTACAGGTAGCTTAGTATCATTTGATGATAGCACATACTCATTCATATATGGGTCGAATGCTCCAAGCTTCTGAGTATCATTCTTTCCTAAGAACAAGTCTCTGAACCATGACCGCATACCTAGCTCAGATATTACTGTCAACTGCTGAGCCTGCCCCTGACCTCTTAGCTGAAGGACAGCACCACGCTTTGAGTCTGTAAAGAAATTGTCGTAGCCATACTGCACAAAGCTCTCAGGATTATTACTGATACCATACTCCTCAACTCTTGCAATCTGTGTTCCTAGCACCTCAGGTACTGATGTGATTGCACTACCTGCAGCGGCATCAGAGAGTAGGTTCTTACCTGAAAGGACATATGATATCTTATCCTCCTGTAATGTAAGTATGTCAGTCTCTCTACCTGATAGTATCTGTATCTCACCAAAGGACTCCTCAAGGTTTTTAAAGTTAAGGAGACCTAAGTTAAACTCATTGAGCTTGTTTACATTGGTCTCAGTATTGAATACACCACTATATGTAATAGCTGCAAACCTATCAGCCTCCTGATAGTCTTCAGCCGATGTGCTAAAGAATCTTTCTCCCAAGTCAAAGGCTTTACCTTTTATTGAGTCACGAATCCTGTAGCTCTCAACACCATTACCAAAAGAGTAGCAGTTCCCAAAGTCGGTATCTATAATAGCAGGTTGAGACGCATTTTGAGGCTGTACGTTTCCATCATGGTATCCTGTTGATTGGTCAATCGCATATGACTCAGAGGATTCATACCATACGTCAGGTAACGCATCACTTGGTTCTGTTTCAAAAACAATAGTGTTTTCTGCTCTAATTATTTCCCAATTAACACTAATTTTTGACCTTCTATTTTTTGTGTTACCATATGACTGCAAGCCTCTAGTAACAAATCGTATATCACCTGCATTCCTATACCACACATATTGCACATTATTAAGAGCGTTTGTCAGTCCATAATTTGGAGTGGTTGAGCTTGTGTTTGGTTGCCTATAAATAGTTTGTGTAAAATCATTAAATGGTATTGAATTAAAAGCACTAGTAAAAGCATCTTCAATATTAGCTCCATCAAACCAATCAACAATATCAGGATAATCAGTAGGAGATATAAACTCTACAGTCAATGAGCAATCATTTCCGGGGACATCAAAAACAGAACTTCCTTCTCTAGTCCATGTCATCTCCGCTTTTATTGTACTCCCCGCAGGAATAGTAAAGCCTCCTAAGTTATCATAAACTAATGTGGGGAAATCTGTAAAATTATTTTCTTCCACATATTTTGTTCCCGGAGAAATAATATCATCATCGTCAAGAATTGCAATAAAATCATTTGCCAACATCTTCATGTAAACTCCTGCAGGAACTGTCGCACCGCTATCAGGAGTTATAAAATCTTCTACCTGTGCTTTTTTCTCAAGAACAGTGGCATAAGTACAAGAAGGGAGTGCTCCTGTAGAATCCCTTTTGACAATAAGCCTAGCTCCTTCCTCTGCCTTCTGTGCATTTTCTCCATCAAGAAGAAAAAATGTATTGCTTGTTATAGGGTCTTGAAAATATATCCGAGAATATATTGTTTGATAACCCTCTCTATCAGGCTTAATACAAAACTTATATCTTGTAGCAAAAGATGGTGCTAGCTGATATGAAGGGATAGTAACCTGTATCTTATTCTGTAAAGAAGAATTACCACAAGGGACAAATACCCCATTACTTTGGGAGCTTATCAATGCGGTTGTAGCCCTATTAAAATCATCCATATATATAATACCCACCTCATAGTTTCTATTACTATGTAGGCTTAATGATGATTCTGAAGACCTAAATGTTACGTTTGCACTTATTATATTATAATACTCATAAGCATTTAACGTAGGTCCTGTAGGGGTGTCTACCCATCTCATTGCTAGTATGGTTAACTCCAAATCATCACTACCACCACTAGATGTTATAAGAATAGGTTCTCCTGCTGAAGGTGTAGCAGGAGGGTTTATAGCAGTAGTTCTTCCTGATGTATACTTTGTCCAAGTAGCCGGAGTACCTGAACCTGTTAAGGTATCAGGAATAGAGCAATTAAACTTATCAGTTAATGTTATACCGCTACATGATGTGGGGTTAACAGCATCATATACAGGTTTAATAGTGGAAGCTGAACCTATACTATCTATAAAGTCGGTGCTTGTAGCTAAATCGTTAATTGTAGCAAAGTCAGATGGTAAAACATAGGTGAAAGCAACAAATTTCTGACCTGAATTTTGTGTTGGTACACTTCCCGGACTTGCTGAGTTTGTAAATTGGTCGTGTTCAATTGTGAATGTAATATCAATAACACTTCCCGCTTTCAATTCTTGGTCTTCAAAATCTATTCTAAGAACACTATCAACTACTACTGAAGATGCTCCATCTATATTAAATGTATTAGTATCAATCTCTACAGGTAAAGCGGCTATTTGTGATTCTATTGCCTCTAGTGAGGTTTGATATTCATTTCTAAGAGGGTTCCCATTTTTATCTTTCAAATCATATCCATCAACATAGTTACCATACATCAATCTATTACCCATTACGGTCTGTGCCTTTGCAAACCTAGGGACATTGTCAAATAGCCTTAATAGCTCTGAGTCAGGAAGTATTGTAAATATCTGATTAGAGTCAAAGGTTTGATTAACAATAGTATTATCAGCTATCCCATCATTACTTTTATCAAACTTCTTGATAACCTTTATAATATTACTGTTTGACTCTTTAAATAATAAGTCTATACCTTTCACTAAAGGTCCCCCTGAATTAAAAGATATAGTCGCAATATTTTTAGAGTTCACCATTCCTTCATTAAGGAAAGATGTACTGCTAATAAAAAAGCTGCTAGGAATAAAAGCAGGTTTTGAAAATTGTGATGTGGCAGAATATTGATTGCCCTCATATCTATACCTGTAACCAAAACAAAGAAATCTCTCTTCAAGATAATTTTCCTCACCATCTTGAAGCTGAACCACAACACTTGGAGATTCAACAGGCGGCTTCTTTATTACAAGTATCTCCTCCTCGGTGAATTGGTCTACACCACCTGATGGCTCTTGATAGTTCCTTGTTATATCTATAACCCTTGGAGCATTGTAGTCATCAGTAAAAAACAGTAGGTCCTCTACCATGTCGATACCTGTTATTAAATATGTAGGGTTGAAGTTTAATGTAGTGCTTGATGTTGTCCCATCACGCTCACTTACAACATGATACGTTAGTATATCATACTTTACATTTAAAGACACTATAAGGTCAAGCTTATTGATAGCTCCTGCTGAGAAGTTGGGGTCGTGAACAAACCAATATATTGTCTCACGAGTGCCATCCTCATATACACCGATACACTTAGCATTATTACTCAACGCAGTGCCATTAAACTCTAATGTAGTAAGCTGAGTGTTTCCCTTTGCGTTCTCTACAGAGCCTATCTCTGATGCTTCCGTTGAGCCTAAGCGAACATTCAATGCGTCAACGTACTCGCCATTAGGCAGAAGTCTCTCGTCAACAGACTTGTTCATCTTGCCCGATATAAAATGTCTTTTAGTGTTAGCCATCTACTTCATCCATTTATCCCTACCACGAAGATTCATTAGTAACCTGCCGGGGTGAATATTACTTATACGTATCTTAGCGTTTCTAAGGTCTGCAGTCTTTTTCTTTCTAGCTCTTGTAACTAAATACTCCTGTACACCATACTTAGCATTAAGAACAGCAAACGTGATGTATGAATATATATACTCCTCAAAGAGCTTGTTAACCTGAACTAAGCTATCATCTCCACCCTCCATTCCATCAGATACATACTCTAATATACATGACTCTCCTGACATAGAGGAATCAAAGTTAATTACTCCTGAGCGTTTATCTATCTTAAATGTAGGGTTAGCGTTAGCTGTTTCTGTGTTAAGTCCGTAGAAAGCTCCTACACCATAATCAAAGAACCAATAGCCATCATAGCAGTATCCCTCTAATCCATAGAATGGACTAGCTTCATTTAGGTATATACTCTTCTGTGTTCCTTTTATTCTATCAATATCTAGGTTTGAGTTCTCGGGTTTAAGTACATTTCCTGACTCATCAAATAAAATCCTATAGGTATTATCCTGAAGGTAAGCATCGCTATAATTAGTCTGAATATTTTCAGTAAGCGGTCTTATCAGCCCATCCTTATATAGAGATACTCTAACCCAATTCACATAGTCAGGAGGCAGAACAAATCTCAAGCTATCAGAAACGTCTAGCTGTAAAACCTTTATCTCTTTGAACGCATCATAGTTTAGCTCCTGTATACCACGCTTAGCATGGAACAGAATCTTATATCTCTCCTCGTTGTTAACCATGGAATGATTCCCGGAGTACATCAGCATATAGTTGTTGACGATATCATACAGGGAGATGTATTGGTATGAACCCCAATTAGCATCCTCAGGGCTATTGCCCCCATTCTCATAGTATTGGTATTGTGTTATATATGACATTATTTTTCTTGTTGGTCATTCATTTGCTCCTCAGCTTTACCAAACTGTACCGCTTGTATCTCTCTAATTGACATACCTGCATACTGAAGAATCTTGTTTACTAAATCTACTTGGTCATCAATCGGCAACTCAAAGTCTTGGAAGTCAGCCTGTGATGAATCAAATACAGGCTCACCATTAGTAAGTGTAACATACGTCCACTTAGGGTCTTTAGGATATCTTATATACTGACAAAGGATTCCTTCTGTCAATGATGAGGGATATGCTGTAAGTAAATTGCCTTCCTGAGTATATGCAGGAAACAATCTATTTGGTGCAGTAAGCATAGAGTTGTTAAGCATTGTTATCTTTCCTTGAGTAACCTTCTCAAGCTCGTTCTGCTTTGGTTTAAATATTATATATGCTGAAGCATTTACTGTAAATATATCTGAAGATAATACTAGTATGTTACCACTTAACACCTGAGTTACTGTTGCAAATGTTGGAGCAACAGGTCTAAGGTTAAATACAATATCACCCACCTGAACTCCACTAGATATAAAATCAGCACCACTATCCTCAAGACTGTTTGGTAACACAGCAGTGCTAGTACCACTTGTTACCGTTGTCTCAAAACCCAAGACTTTATTAATAAGATAATAGTCATCACCTGTATACAGCTGAGCAGGCAGATAAAAGGTATTGTCAACATTGTGAGTAAGATATTTTGTTTCTGAGAAAAACTCTATAACCTCCTCATAGCTTCTCTTGATATCTGCATATCCTGTACCTGACTGACGGGCATTCTCTTTCTGTATCTGATAGTTATACTGATAAAAGTATTCATCAAATATATCTAGCTGTGCTTGCTTGGCAAACAGGTTGAAATCAGATGGAGAGATATATCCGTAATTGTTCTTGTTAAGAATAGATAGAACGGTATTTCTAACTGAGTTTATCATCTTTTATTTTCTTTACACAAAGATAATGAAAAAAAAAGAGGGCTCGTAAAAGCCCTCTGTTAGAGTATGAAATTAACTTTCGTTATGAGGATAAACAAATATACAAAATATATGCCAAACTACAAAAGCTTCTCTAAAACTTTTAAAGCTTCCACTCCTTCATCCGTTTGGAAGAAGCTAGCAACTGTTAAGTATGGGTCCTCACCAAATGGTATGTTAAGCATCTTCTTCTTGTTTGTTGTCGTTGCATACCATACCTCTTTTTGGTTCTTTCTAAACTGTAGTATTCCTGTATCAAAGAATCTTCTCACTGTAGCCTGAAGCTTCAGCATTGGGTCTCTGACAATATCTAGGAAGTCCTCAGGATATTTTCTAGCATAGACTAAGATATCACGTTTCATCTCTGCTGTAGACACCTTCGATGTGTCTATGCCAAATATTACTGAAGCAATATTCTCAAGCTGTCCTAAGCTAAGCTGACGAGCTTCTATCAACGCATCAACCTCTAGGTTTAGAATCTCTACATCTGCTGAAGCGTCCTGCTCTTCATTAATTTCTATAAATGATTTACCATTCATAGGGTGTAGGTGTAGGAACTGCTGTAATATCTGATTAGTTTTTGGTACATGAAGAAATCCATCTTCAAATATAATAGGTTCTACAATGGCATTACCATCCTGCTCATCCTCAAAAGGAGTCTTTTGATTGATGGCATAACGAATAGGTCTGTTTATACCTTTGTCGTCATCAAACCATAGTAGTGGAAATCTTTTGCTGCCCCTTGATGGTAACATAAATGATAAGGGTGCAACCTCTCTTGTGAGCCGATAGCTCTTGCTTACGAATCTTTCTTTTGTTTTCATTAGATAAAATTTAATTTTTAAAAAATAGGGAGTGCCATTAGACACTCCCCTTGTTTGTGTTAAATCATTCTTACTCTTGGAATAAGAAGAAGTTGTTTGCTCCTAGAGTACATACTGCTCTCTCAGAAAGGAAGTGAACCTCCATTGCATCTAAGTCAGAAGTACGTGCCCCACCTGCTGAACCTGTAATCCAAGTCTTGTATCGTCTGTCTTCAGTCTCTGAAGCTCGGTAACGTACATGAAGGAAAGGACGCTTAGCATTCTTACCCATGATTTGGTCATATACAGTAGTGGAACCTGCAGGAACTAATAGACCGTTTACACGACCTGAACCTGCACCTGTTGGTAAACCACCTCTCATTGTTGGGTCATTCAAGTATTTCCAATCAGACTTGTAGAAGTCATATCCTCTACGGAATCCTGTGAACCCAAGGTTCAACGCCATCTCTTCGTCATTGTCAAACAATCCGTAAGATGTACCATTCGCTCCGTAAGAGTTCTGCTGTGCCAACATATCATCAATGTCGAAAGAGAACTGTCGGTCTAGGAAGATAACATTCTCCTCGATAGAACCTTGCTTGTCTAATCTTGAAATGATATTATCAAAGTCTGATAATAAAGTTGGGTTACCACCGCTGAATACGTTACCTCTATTTTCTACAACGTAGAAGATACCTTCAGAACCTTTGAATCCTGCTGCGATTGCACCACCTGCTGCTTCTGCAGGAACTGCTTCAATCATTGCTGTCTCAAGATAGTCGTCAAAACGTAAACGAGTCTCGTGCTCAGACTTCATGTACCATAGGTATCCTGTAGCTCCGTTCTCAGTTGTTACCTCAACCCATCCAATCTGTGCCATATCAGAACCTGATACTGCATACTTGTCTTTCAAGATGATTGGAGAGTTCTCAAAGATAGTGTCATCAGCTTCTAAAGAACCACTCATTCCTTCAGTTCCTTTCTTAAATTCAGAACCGTAGATGAATACTGTTACGTCATTACTACCTAATCCTGTACCCGCTGTTACAAGTCCACCTGCTTCATAGAAGGCTACAGTGAATTGGTCGTTAGGAAGGTCAACTGCAGTGATAATACCTTTGTTGCTTCCTGTACCTCCATTCTGAACAACCATAACAGTCTGCCCTACTCTTAGAGCAATCTGTGCTGTACCTAAAGCTCCTGCTGTTGAACCTGCAGGTGCTAAAACATCATTCACTTGGAATACTGCGGTGTCAGCTGCCGCTGCTGCCGCTGTACCTACGCCTGTGTACTTAGTGTGTAATCTTCCTTGCTCTGCCCACTTAATAAGGTCAGAGTTTGACGGCATCTCTGCTCCTACCATACGTAGGAAAGATGCAATCGTTCTATTACCATAACGCTCAAACTCCTTCTCATAAGTATCAGGGAGATACTGATTCAAGAAGTCGAAGTTGGTAATGTAGTTTGTTGCTGTGGGAATCTGAGTTGCAGATGGCTGCAAGTCAAATCCCGGTGTTGGGTCTACTGCCATTTTCTTTTTCTTTTTTTAAAATTATTTTCTTTTTATACTTCTTATTTTCAAGCCTCTACCCGAATCAGGGTTTACAGCTCGAACCTGCACTCCGCCCCTTGACGTTACCTCAGGTGTCTTACGCTCAGACATATCAATGTTTTTCATCTTGCGTGCAACATCCTCAGTAGCTGAAGCTCGACCTTGCTCATAAAAGAACTGAGCGAACTTCTCAGGGTTTGATGCAACTGCTATCGCCTTATGGTATCCTTGAGCATCGGAGATTAAGCCATCCTCTGTCATAAACTTATTTATAAAGTTCATTACATTAGACTGCTCCTTCTTCATTGCATCTACAGACTGTGGTGAATATAGAATTGAGTTACCGTCAACAGAGAACTCAAAACCTTTGAACTCTCCTCCAAAAACCTCATCGGTCTTTTCAGTAAACCACTGTCTTCTACGCTCACCCTCTTCCTTTTGGGTCTCAGCAGATTTTATATATTGCTCGTAAGCCTCAAGCTTTTCAGTATCGACTTGGGAACTCTCACTAACCCTTGACTCAAGTGGCTGCTTGTACTGTTCCTTCATCTCATTGAAGTAGCTCTTAGCTTTTGCAATCTCTTTTTTCTTTGCTAGCTTTTTCTTTTTAACCTCAGACTCATCATCTATCTCTTCATCATAGTCAAACTCGTCTAACATTATATCTATGTCGTCATCATCAAGCCCTTCCTCTGTGGCTTTATAATAAGACTCTAGCAAATCATCAGGGTGCATCTCATCGAAGTCTTGCTGTAACTTTACAAAGTCTTCAAATCCACGCCCCGTATCTTGTTTATATTTTAGATAGGCTGCTACATCTTCAGGTAGTTCCTCTGAAGATTCTCGCTCAGTCATCAAGTCATCGAATGAATTGATTTCCTTGCCATATCTTTTTCCAATATATGAAAGAACGTCTTCCTCACTTAACTCTGAGGATTCTTCTTGTGCTTCGCCTTGCGGCTGTACACTTTCTTGCTCTTGTGTGGTGGCGGCACTCTCAGTGCTTTCTTCCACTCCGCTATTGTTAGTCTCTCCTGCTTCATTATTCAATGACTCTTCATGCTTTTCAAGAAGCTCTTTCTCCACTTCCTGAATAGATTTAGTCTCAGGAGACTCAACTGCTTTTACTTTAATTTCCATTTAATTTAATTTTTACAAAGTTAGTTATTTTTTTTAACGATTTTATCGAGGTTCAAACTCGGCTAAATCAAAACCATCTAAGCTATCCTCGTTAGATTCAAAGGTCTGTGGAGGTAGATTATTCTTTCTTTGATTGATAAGCTGAGACTGCTGAGTATTCTGCTGACTAATTCTTTCTGCCTTAGCCTTCTCTCTTTGGTCCTCTCTACTTTGCAGTGCTCCCTCTGAAACATCACGTAGCTGCATATTGAAATCAAACTCAGTCTGCATAAGCTGACGTTTAAGCTCAGCCTCGTGCTTAAGCTTCTCAATCTCAAAAGCAACCTCAGCCTGCTTAATCTGCATCTTAGACTGTGTCTCAGCCTGTATCTTCTGCATTGCAGCCTCTGCCGCCATCTGCTGTGACTGTAGCTGAGTCTGCTGCTGCATAGCCTGCTGCTGCATAGCCATCTCGCTCTCTCTCTGCTGAAGTGCTTTACGCTTCATCTTCAGGAACTGATTAGCCATCTTGATATTTCTAATCTCACGAATATCTATAGCGTCCTCAAGGTTGATGTCATTCTTAGATAGTGCCATCTGAATGTTCTGCTCAAGCTGAGCTTTCTCCTCCTCATCAGGGCTAACCTCTATGAATATACCAAAGTCATATAGGTAAAGCTCAGAGATATCTCCAAGTATACTTACATTATATTTACCTATCTGATTAATAAACTCATCCTTGAAGTCTGAATACTCTAGTATATCTGCAATACGATATGTTAATGACTCAGCAAGTGTTCTATATATATAAAGACTACCATCTAGTATATGTCTTGTTGCTGTGTTTGAGTTTAATGCTGCAAGCTTCTGTAATCCCACTAATGAGTTAGGGTCGGGGGTAGAGCCATCTCTAGCCTCATTAAGTCCTGTCACCGCTCTAATCATATCAAGGTAGTGGTTATAGTTGTATATCAACATCTGAGCTTTACTTGCTCCTGAGTTGGATGTAAGCTCAGTGATAGGAACCCTAGCATTATTAAACTCACCATCCTGAGTATAGCTTCTACCTATAACACTACCTGTTTGGAAGTATAGCCTTAGTGCATCCTCAGGGTTGTATGCCGAGCCTGT